TTAGCTATCATATCCTGCATAATAGCTTCGGCATACTCAGTCCTTTTTCTTATAGCTTCAGGGTCTTGAGCATACGCCTTTATTTCAAATTCCTTTTCGGTAATGCCGTTAACAACGATATCTACAAATTTAGATATAACTGGAACAGGCTGCCAATCTAAATTCAAATAAGATAGGTCACCATTTATCGCTAGCTCATCTTTATATTTCTGTACTGGTTGTTCTCCTCGTGCGTAAAGTCTTAACGTGTGGTAATGATTATAGTTTTGTGAGAATCTATTCCCCATTCCACCTTGTCTAAACCACTCCGACTCTACAGCTCGCCCAACCTGCACGCCATATTCAAAGCTTGATTTTTCAGCGTCACTAACTACTTGGCTAGGAAATACACTATTTGGGTTTGTGCCTACGTTCATTTATTTATTATTTTTGAAAATTCTCCGGTATTATCGTATCTCTTAAATCCTAGATTTATATTTTTTCTTGTTACCTTATTTATCGGTGCGTATCTATTTCTATTACAAGCCATTATCGCTAATCCAGAACTTATCGAAGCATCGTGACTGGTTCTGTTATTAATATTAAACCTAGCCCAATCCTCTAAAGTCCTTTGGAAGTATACGTCCCCCATTTCATCATCACCTAGTATTCCAACTAATTCCTCAATATATGTTTCTATTGCGGCAGCGTGTGCTTGCTTTATATCTTCACTAGAGTTTGGTATTCCTCCAATCTCCCTTTCCGTTATAGATAACTTATTCGCTAACTTGTCTGGTCTATTCATAGAATATCCCCTATAACCTCTTCTCTTAAAGTGATATAACAGTCTAGGCTTATTATTCTCTGCGAGTATCGGCATGCCATAAAAAACGCAAGCCATTAACACATCCTCAAAAAATATCTCAGCAGTTTGAGGTCTAGATATATATTCTAAAAAGAAATGATTTGAAGGTGCGTCCTCCATACTAAACTTTGTTAAGCCGTGTAAAGAACCATTAGAACCTCTACTATCTACTGTACCTGATATATCATAACTATCACAACCAAATGCACCTAAGTGCTCATTACCCGGGTAGTTGCCCCCATTCTTTACTATAATTCTATTCTGTAATCCAATTGGTGGTATCCAGCTTATATAAAACCTACCATTTTTATTTGGCATAAATATTACCTTGGTATCCTTAACACCTTCTTTCCATTGAAAGTTACCCTTTGTAACTAGCGTACTAGAAGCCATAGACTCGTTGTGGTCTATCTGCTGGTAAATTTTAGTTAAATTAAATAAAGACTCCTTTGCCTCGTCTCTAAATGCGTGTTGTTCTGTACGAGGGAATTGTCTGTAAAATTCGTTCAATCCATCCTGGTCTTGCTTTAGTCCATCAACTTCATTTTTCCAGTAGTCGATGACCCCTTTCTTAATAGGTGTTCCATACGGATCTTCAATTGCATTATCTGGTGTGTCGAAGACAGGCATTCCATAAGAATCAATGTATCCTTCGTAATTCCATTCCATAGGTATGAACAAAGAATATAATCCAGAAGCAGTTTGTCCGTTACTGTTTCTTTTTTCGACATCTGATGCATAATATAATTTTTTAAAATTACTACCGCCTTTATCCAGTGCGTTACTAGTTGAACCCATCATGCACTTCCCAATAATCCTAGAACCTAATCTTAAGCAAGTTTTGGTTACCCTCCAGTTGTTTAATATATTATTAGGTCTTTCCCATTTACCGGACTCATCGTGTACTAATAGCTTTAGCTTTTCTCCATCATAAGAGTTATCGCCAGTGTTTTTCCAATCTATAGTAGAATCTAATCCTTTTATTTCTTCTAGCTTTTCGTTAATATCAAGCTTCCGTCTTGTAAGCTTTGATGCTGGTACTCTATATGCTAATTCCGTCTTAGGTCTATCCATACCGTCTTGTATGGGTTTAAAGAAAAACGGGTAATTGATTGATATAGGAACAATCTTATCCGTAAACATTTTCTTTGCATCAGGCCCTGACTTTGATAATACGCCATACCTTGAATCGGTTGACATCGTAGCCAGGTTAACTGTTTCTCCTGATGACATAAATGAAAATCCACTACGCCTGTTCTTTAGGTAGCACATTCCAAAGCATCTAGCGTCAACCTTACACGCCTCCCAGAAAATATAGAATAATCTATTTGATTCTCTGAAGTCTGCATTTCCAACATCAATCTTTGACCATTGTAAATACATGTAGTGTGAGCCTGTAATATAAGTAGGCTTGTTTTTATTATAAAAGAAAAACCCTTTTTCCCTTCTTTCAAATTCCGTTTCAATGTAATCGTACCAATCCTCCTTAAATTCTTCAGAGTATTCCTTCCAATCAAATATTGTTTTTATCCTGCTTAATTCTTTAGGGTATTCAATCTTGCCCCATTTCTTATCTTTAAACTTATAAGTTTTTTCTTCGAGAGGTAAAGCTATTTTAAGATTTTGTATCTCATATATATCTCCAATCTTACCAGTTTTACTTATTATAACCATATCATGGTCTTCGTCATAACCGTGTTTCCAAGACTTAGCTCTATTTTTCTTTTTTAGGGTGGCAGGCTTTATGTAATTATCCAGTACCTTATATAATGTTTGTTCGTACATATTATTCGAACTTCGCTCTCCCTTCGGCAAATCCTTTAAAATTTTGTTGTTTTTTAGAATCACCTTTTTTATCAATGTCGTTTATCATTTGCTCTTCCTCTTGTATTCTATTAAGAATCTCAAAAGCATCAAATATAGCTAATTTTTTAGTAGCCGCTGCATTTTTTAATTTATCCGCTGTTAGGTCATCATCAGAATCTACGATAGGCTCTTTAGCCACCTTAATCAATTCCTCAACCGCTTTTTGTCCAGCTTGGATTATACTCTTTTTCGTTTCCTTTACGTTCATGTTTCGCAACAATATTAATTAATTTCATACAATATAATAATTCTCCGTCTATCACAAACTCAAATTCAGAGCTTGGCCTAAAAGAAATTAAATCACCTTTATAAACTCCTAGTTTATCTAATCCTTTGTTACCGTATTTTAATAAGCCCATAAGAGGCTTCTCCTTGCTTGTAATAAAAATATCATCGTTAGATAAGGGTTTAACAAAACAGTAGTCTAAATGAGCTGTATTGACTCCGTACATGTATATCTGTTCCGGAGAGCAGGCATACATATTTTCTTTTATAAAACTTCTACTATTTTTTTCCTTACCTCTTATATCATAAAACCTCCTAAAGATGTTGTGGTGAACGATAACTTTGTCCCCAATCTTTATGTTTGTTTTTATTGATAACGGCAACGCAACTACCTCAGCAACTTTGCTTATACTTTTAAATTCTTCTATTTTTGTATTTACTACAAGATCTACATCTCCAACTTTGACTGTGTTATTGTATCTTCCTTCTATAGGCTTTACAATAAAATCATTTACACTTTTCATTAATACTGTAAATCATATTCCACAGATATAGCCATGTTAGAATTAAACTTCTTCCAAGGCAATATTTCATCGTTTTTCTTTATGTAAATGTTATAAGAGTTATCTTTCTCATCTAGGAGAATATCAGATATTTCATGACCCCCGTACACTTGCTGTGACACAGCGTAGTGCATAGCTTCATTTTTATAATCAGAACCAATGCTGATTTTCCTTATAACACTCCCCATTATTTAATAATGTTTTCTTCAATATCAGTATAGCTACCGTCATCAAGATTGATGTTAATTCTTCCGTACTGCTCCTCTAATAGTTTTTTAGTATTATTAACTTCTTTATTTAAGTCAACTAAAACGTGAAGTATATCGTGCTTTTGCATTTCTAGAGTTCCTAAATCTTGCTTTATCTCGGCAATTTTAGTTTGTTGTTCTCTAACTTCTTCTAATTCTTTTTCTGTTATATTCATTATATTAAATTAAATTTGATTATACTCTATTTATTATTACTTAAAGTTTTCCATTTTTCCGCTCCCCTTGAACCAAAGTAAGCAACATACACTGTTGTAGTTAAAGTTTGCAGTAAATTCACCCACCCTATATCAACCGAAAAGCTAGCGTATTCAATACTATCAACCCATATTAAGGCGACAGTCATTAAGGTTAAAAATATTAATGACATTGGCCTAGTATTCTTAGATAACCAAGAATCAGACTTCATATCAGCAGCCCACCTCTTACTAACTTCTTTCATTTCGGCTATGTCTTGGTCTATAATTTTCATTGCCGTATCCTTATCTTTAGAAGACAAAGATAGGTCTTTGGTTATTAAATTCTTTACAATTCCAAAGGCTCCGTTATTAGGTAAAACATCCCCAACAACATTTAAAATTCCTGGTGCTTTGTTTTTTAAAAACTCAGCTATCTTAGTATCCTTAAACTTTTTTTTAGACATTGTATTTCTTATCTTTATATTTAGTTTTTGATTTACTATAAG